ATTGAAAGCAAAAGATATCAAGAAGTTTTTCCAACCGTTCGTTTAATGAAAAATGTAACCAGTAATGAATACTGGTCAATCGATCATCGATTTGCAGGTATTGATACCACTGGTGAAGAACAGTTTACGCTTTGCGCCGCTGGACTTAAAGGTTCTGTGACCTCCAAGCGTTCTCACCTAGTGATGATTGATGACGCTATTAAATCATCTGCTGATATTGCAAACCCAGATATCCGTAAAACAATGCAGGACAACTGGAATGCAGTGATTGCACCAACGATGTTTGAAGGGGCGAGAGCTATTTGTTTGGGTACTAGGTTTAGACATGATGATATCCATGCAACTACATTTAATGAACAGAACAACTGGTCACAAATTGTTTTGTCAGCAATTCAAAACAATCCAGAAACAGGAGAAGAGGAATCATACTGGCCAGATATGTGGTCACTTGAATATCTAAAAGAAAAGAAACGGCAAGCGCCAATTGCTTTTTCTTTCCAATATATGAATCAGATTGTTCGTCAAAACGAACTATCACTTGCACCAGAACTTATTGTTAAAGCAGAAATTTCTACTGAATTTGATACCTTGGGTGTAGGGGTTGACTTGTCTGCGGGCACTAAAGAGAAAAATGATTATACCGTTATGGTGTTAGGTGGAAGGATTGAAGATCGTATTCATATTATTGATTACAGAAGAATACGTGTTATGGGTAACTTAGAAAAACTGGATGCATTAAAAGAACTACTTCATGATTGGTCCATTATTGGAATGGACCAAAATAATGTACCGTTTCCAACCTATTCAACATGTGATATTTGGTCAGAAGCTGTACAGTATCAAGCCTCCCTGGAAGCTGATTTTAAACGTATTTGTTTAAATAACGAAGGTCTCTATAACTTGATTTGGCATCCAGTCAAGGGATTCCGTGCAGACAAGTTGGCACGATTTAGAGGAATTATGGGAATGTTTGAAGACAGAAAAATTATTTTTAACCGTTATAGGAACTTCACTAATCTCTTTGAGGAACTCACAAATTTCGGAGTTAGTAGCCATGATGATTGTGTAGATGCTTTGGTTTGGCTTGTTAATGGTTTATCAAGAAAAGGGCAATTACATCTTGATTATTAAGGTTTACAATTAAAAAAGCACATAAACAATAATGGGTCCTGAATACGTTGCAATCGGCGTGACTGCGATGATATCGGCCATAACGGCTGGTGGATGGACTGCAACCAAAATTTTAGAACGTCAAAACGAGCGCGTCAAACAAGCGTTTGATTATATAGGATCACAAAAAAGGAGAGTAGATCTTTTGGAAGACCAGATTAATCGTTTACCTATTGATTACGTTTTAAAAGTAGATTTTTTAAGAGAAATACAAGGACTTCACGAAAATTTTAAGCAGATCAACATAAAACTTGATAAGCTAATTGAAAAGCTTTTACAAAAATGAGTTACATTGTAGAAATACAAGAAGACGCAAATGGTGATTGTTTTATTGCGTTTCCAGATGAATTATGCGAAGAGTTAAACTGGAACGAAGGAGATATCCTTCAATGGGATTTAAAGAGTGGTGGAATTATACTAAGTAAAGTTAATGATAATCCTGGCGTAGAGGTTTTAGAAGAATGAGCTATCATTACGGTGATTCAAGTGCTGCAGGCGCTATTGGCAACCTGGGCGGCCTTATTGCGGGCAATCCTTTTGATCAAAATTTGATTAATCCTTCTGCACACAAAGATAAAACTAGACTTCAAAAAATTTACAATAAAGGCACAGGAACTGACAATCCTTTTGAAGCAGAAACTTTTTTAAAAAGAACAGGCCCTCAACTTCCACCTTTAGCTGGCACAAGCAATTTACCTAATGCTTTGTATTCAATGGGTCCAAACCCAATGATGGGCAATGTGGCAGGTATGCAATCTTATTTAGCATTACAGAATCAAGTTAATAATCCATACGGTACAACTATTCCAAACATCCCTGGCTTTTCATGAAGAAAAAAAAATTAGTCAAGCAAGCACTTAAACATCCAGAACTTTTTAGTAATGCTGAACTTATTTACTTTGATAAGTGGTTAGAAGTTAAAAAACAATTGAAAAAGAATGGCACAAGACGACTCCAAATACACGAAGCCAGCGCTTCGTGAACGAATTAAAAAACGAATTACAGAAGGATCCAAAGGTGGTAAGCCAGGTCAATAATTTTGTGCTAGTGTAAGAAAAGTACAAAATTAACCATTGCAAAAACTCTGTCGTGAATGTGGGCTTAGAAAGCCGCATGAAAATTTTCACAACAAAGGATACACTTCAACTGGAAATATAAAACGAGCCAGCGTTTGCAAGGAGTGCAGCTCCTTAGTTAATCAGCGTTTCAAGCGTTTGTATGGCTCAAATGGGCACAAACAATGTTCTAAGTGCAATAAGGATTTATCGTGGGATTCTTTTAGAAGAAAAAAACAAGATGGAAAGTTGTATCTAAATTCCTCTTGTAAAGATTGCAACAAAGTTCTATGGGATAAATGGGTAGACAAGAATAAAGAGCATTATAAAAAAATAAAAAAACAAGGACAAGATTTCCTTCACCACGAGCATAAAAAATATGAGCGAAAAGGCATTACAAAAGAACAATATGAAATTGTTTTTAAAATTCAACAAGGATTATGTGCAATTTGCAAAAAACCTCCAAAAGACGACCATAGTTTAGCAATGGATCACAACCACAAAACAAATGAGTTTAGAGGGTTACTGTGTAAAGAGTGTAATAGGGCTTTAGGTCTATTTGGTGATAATATAGATACATTGACTAATGCAGTTCTTTACTTAAAAGAAAGAGGTAGCTATGGCTGAAGACAAAACCAAATACACTAAACCTGAGCTTCGTGAACGCATTAAAAAAAGAGTGATGCGTGAAAGCCGTGGCGGAAAACCTGGAGAATGGTCGTAGCCGTGAGGCTATATAATTTCTGCACGTAAAGCACAAATGGTTGCTAGTGAATATAAAAAAGCCGGTGGCGGTTACAAAGGGGGAGAAGGGGAAAAACAAAAGTCATTAAAGAAATGGGGCAAAGAAGATTGGCAGACGAGAGAAGAATATGAGAAAGGAAAGAAAGCAGCTACAGCAGCTAAAAAGTACAAGGAGAAAAAATAATGGCAGATAAAGCAATAGAAAAAGGAAGAACAGAACGTTATTTGCCCAAAGCAGCTTGGGCAAAGCTTTCACCAGAAGAACGCAAAGAAACTGACGACAAGAAAAAAGAAGCTAGTCGTAAAGGAAAACAATTTGTTCCTAACACAGAAAAAGCCAAGAAAGCTGGAAAAGCTGCTAGGATGTATAAAAATAAAAGACAATAACAGTGGAAGCAAAAACACGGCTTAGAGAAATTATTAACGCTTATCTGAATAAAGATGGCGGAGAGGCTGTTGACACTGGTATTGTTGCAGGCCATTTAGCACAAATGCGGATGTTTGGCATCCGTCAAGGTGTTGAGTTTTTTCCAGCACAAGATAACTTTGGCAATCAAAGAAAAGACTTTTTAGATCGTGTTGTTAAATACAACATGCTTGATACCAGATTTGATTCTATCTGGGATTATTTTCTTTGTGATGGCCAGGGTCTTTTTTATGTTCGTCCTACCAAAAACAATTACAGACTTTATTACTTTAGATCTCACGAGTATCGCAGTTATTACAATGCTGATGGTGATCTAGATGAAGTGGTGATCATCTATAGCTATAAAGTTCGGAACGGATTTGGTACACAAGATATTGGTACAAAAGATTTAACAGGTATGGAAATACCTGGTCAGAATGGATCCAAAAGATATATTCGTCTTTCAATTAAAAGAAAAACAATTGAAGAAACTCATTCAGAAGGAGAGATTTCATTTGAAAGCACTCCCCAGGGTTTTGGTGGTAAAACTAAAACATTTACAAACACCTTAGGCTTTATTCCTTGTGTAGAAATTTTTAATAACCCGAAAGGTTTTTCAAATGAAGGCGCAGGTGAATTTGATGCTCTTGCAAATCATATTGTTATTCATGATGAAATTGTCCGCACGATGCGGAAGAATGTACAGTTCTTTGGTAATCCAACACTGCTTTCATCAAGACCTAAAACAGATTTAATGGAAGCTGGTGGTGATGCAGTTGTACAGAGACCGTCTATTGCTGCTAACTCTGGTTTTGCAGGTTCAGGTCCTTTAAGTCAATCTAGATTTAAGTCTGATCCTATTTCTCGTGGAGTTGACGGTCAAATTCGTGTTCCTAGAGTTATTGCAAACTTAGAACCAAATGATCGTGTTGGTTACATTGTTCCTGATGCAATCACTGGTGATCAAAATGCATTTGCACGTACTTATCGAGAAGAAATCAGAACAGCTCTTGGCGGTGTAGACGAACTTTCCATTTCAGCTGGTGTAACAGCAACTGAATACAAGTCGTTGTTTGGTCGCGTTTCTGCGACATCAAAGAAAAAAGCAACAGCTATTTATACATACGGAATTTGTCGTTGCCTTGAATTAATTCTATTTCAAGAAGAAAAGTTATTTAGGGAGTCATTAGCTGCTGCTGCGGGTTTAGAGAAACCCTTGGATCTTCCTGAACAATCAACAGATGAAGACATTGCTGCTTATGAGATGGCAATGAACGCATTTGAAGAGCAAGTCAAACAATTGATGATGATGTGTCTTCAGACGCAACAAATTCCTCCTGGGGTTCAAGGTTTAATTCCTGATGGTGATATTACTGTTCAATGGCGTTGGCTAGGACCTGTTTACGAAGATTCTACGCAAGATATTTTAAATAACTCTATAGTTGTAAGGAACCTGCAAGAATTAGGTGTTGATAGTATTGAAGCACTGAAATACCTCTTTCCGTCTAAAACGGATGAGGAACGGGCCGCGATGCTATCGGGGTTTCCGTTCAGGATGGTGAATGAACTACAGGGTGCTTACTCTTCGTTTGCTCGCCTAGTGGGGGGAATGATGCAGACTCCCCACCCGCAGTCACCGGATCTTCCAATGGCTGCGGATCCCAGGTTGGATTTAACGCCATATCTGTATCGAACTTTAGAAGCATTACAAAAGGAGATGAGTTATGCAGGACGCTACCGTCCAATCGACCCCACAGACGAGCCAAGTACAACCGGCCGTCGCTCCAAGCAGCTACGTCGCGGCAGCTCCGGCACCTCAGCCCCAGGCAGTGCCTCAGCAACAAGTGGCTCCAGTGGCTTACCAGGTGGGAACCCAATACCCCCAAGCCGTACCACAGGGAATCCCCAGTTACCAATCAACCCCTACTCAGTACGCCCCCCAATCCCAACCGGCCCCGGAAGCCCCGCAGGTACCGAATCCTTGGGAATCGGCATTCAACAAGGTGGTGAACCTGCTGAGTTCACCAGTGCAATCCCCGTTCCAGGCAGCACCCTCGGAACAGACGATTCAACCTACCCCGGCCAATTACGGTCAAGCCAACAGCCCAGCTACTTATCCATCGGATCAGCAGATCTGGTCAACAAACCAGACATCCTCGCCCAATTATTCCCAAACCTCCTCGGGTCCGTCCTTGGCGGAAATCGCGGATTACCTGGGAATGAGTCAGGAGAGCAGAGAGGTAGTGGACGCATTCGGGATCGAGGCACCAGCGATTCTGAACAACTACGCTCTAAACCTGGAAGGAATGCTCGACAGCGCCGTGGCATGGGGCGATCGGGTCGTTAATTCTCTGAAAGGTTATGCCAAGTTTGCTGTTAACGAGCATAATGAAAACTTGGCTTATAACGAAATTCTGACCAATCCCGATGTTCTTAGTGACTACACTTTGAAGTTCTTTGGTCCTGAAGGTCCGTATCCTGTTTACGAAAACGAAGCACAATTGGAAACTCAAGGCTATCCCACTGCTCCTGTTAATCAGTATCAGCCTCAGCAAAATTTCCCTGCACCGCCTAGCGCCGAAGCTCCGCAGTCTCCTCAAAATTTCTGGGGTACTTTCCAGGAGCAAATGGCTAGAGATCCTCAAAACGCATGGAGAGTTCTTAACCAAGCTCAACCTCAAACAGTTGCAAATAAATTATTTGTAATGGAGTGATTTAGTGCCGGTAATAGAAAAATTACCGGCTGCTAAAATCTTTGTTAGATAAGACACAAATTGTCTGAATCTTTTTCCCGATAACCCAACTTCCTAAGACACTGGAGGATAACACAAAGTGTTTATTGATAACGATTTTCCAAAGATTCTAGGTGCGGAACTCTATCGTCCCCACCCGGCGTATATTTGCGAGATGGCCGTTGAGCCGGTTGTTGTTCATGACTTCACCCGCCAACCTGGTCAAACCGTTCAGTTAGACCGCTATAAGTTCTGGGGTACTCCTGGTACCAAGGACAGCCGTGAGCGTATTGCTGACCAAACCATTGGTACTGCTAACAGCCGCAACATCACCAAGGAGAAGGTGCTTGTTGTGCTGAAGGAATACACCGGCCCTGCAGATCCGGGTGATCCCACCCAGCCTTCTACCTTTAAGATTGCTCGTGAAACTCTGATTACCGCCCAGCGCCTGCTGCTGGACACCGGTAATCTGAATATGTTCCACCAGTCGATCGGCTCCTTAACGCTGCTGGATGACTATCGTCGTTGGCGTGATCGCGTGTTCCTTGATGAACTCGCTAAGTCTGAAGCCAATGGTGCTGCTTCTAGCTCCCAAGGTGGTTACTATTTCGCTGGTGGCAAGACTAAGGATTCTTCCGGTCGTGTTTCCTACACCACCGATGAATATGGCAGCCAAGTACAACAGTTCTCAGTGCGTACTGACCTGCTGACTGTTGTTAAGGATCTGCGTAAGCGCAACGTTCCCACCTTTGCTGACGGTTTGTATCGTTGCATTTGCGATCCTGTGTTCATGATGCATCTGCGTCGTGATCCTGACTTCCGTGAGATCGCTCGTTACGCTGGTGCTCCTGGCCAAGGCATGTACATGGGCAACCCCATGATGCCTAACAATGCCAGCTTCTACATGGGTCCCCAGGCTGGTCAAGGTTACTTCTTGGCTGGTGAGCCTGTGATGCCTACTGGCGTCCAGTTTGAAGGTGTGAAGTTCTTCGAGTCCACCAACTTCCCGACTAAGAACGTTACTGCATCCTTTGATGGCGGTAGCAACTACGCTTCTAAGGAAGTTTCACAAGGCTTCTTCTTTGGTCCTCAGTCCGTTGGTGTTGGTGTGGGCGGTCCTAACGCTCAAGTGCTTATTAACAACAACGATGACTTTAGCCGCTTCATCATCTTGATTTGGCAACTGTACGCAGGTTTTGAAATCCTGAATAAGGACTTTGTGACCAATGCTTATAGCTTTGTTCAAGATGACGGCACCGTTTGATTTTTAGTCAAGTAAACATACATAGGAAAAATAGATGAGCTACTTATCTGCAAAAAAAATCTATCCGGGTAACCAAACCTCGGCTCTTAATGGTTGGTATAAAAACATCGATACCAACGATGATGGTACTAATAACGCTTC